ACTCTTGATTCAGAAGTATGTATCAGAAATGATTGGGGAGATATTTACCCTGTAGAAGATATAAGGATTGAAGAAAATGAGTTATTATTAGCGGATCAAGAACCTACTTAAACTTAAAGTTTAGTGGAGGAAATAAATTATGGGAATGACGAGGAATCAGCTTGCTTTGGTACGATATGTGGCTGAAAACAATATACAAAAAGCCAAAGATGCAGCTCTTTGCTGTTGTGCGGAAGATACAACTCAGAAGAATCACTTTGCAGTCACAAAATATCAAAGTCTATTACGATCTGGTGGAATGAATCTTATGGAGCTACCAGCAAATGTTTCCAGTTTTGCAACGATGGAAGATCTGACAAATACATACTTAGAAAGCAGATATTATCTGACCAATGAAGAAAAGAAATTATTCGAACTGATCAAGAACATGAATGATGTGAGTTTACAGCTTATGGAGAAACAGATCCCGTATCTGAATGCAACATTGCTCTATGGCGAGAGTGGAGTCGGAAAGACGGCTTTTTCCAGATATGTAGCATATAAACTTGGAATTCCGTATTTATATGTGAATTTTTCAAGAATGCTTGATAGTTATCTTGGTGGAACTGCAAAAAATCTTACGAATCTGTTTAATTTCATAAACCAACATCAATGCGTTGTAATGTTGGATGAAATCGACAGCTTGGCAGTAAAGAGGGAATATGGTGGTGGCGGTGCAAGCGCAGAAGTTTCCAGAAGCACTACATGTTTATTACAGCTATTAGATTCTGTTACGAATGACCACGTAATTATTGCCGCAACAAACCTAATAGATGATGTTGATACTGCTGTGAAGCGTAGATTTACAGAAAAGCATGAGTTACATAGACTTTCAACGGAAGACAATGAGCGGTTTATCAGACAGTACCTTGACGATGCAGGTTTTTCTTATGATTTGGATTCTGTTAGAAAGTATGCTGCAGAAAAACATTCACAAGCTGAAATTATGACGCATGTAACAAGAAGTATTGCCAGTACGCTTATCAACAAGGATGAAATGGTAATGCTGTAAACTGAAATATCGGAAAAATTGTGTAACGAAAGGAGAGATAGGCATGTTAAGTAAAATGAACGATCTGATGGGCGGATATACCGTTATAGTTACCACCAAGCAGGTCCAACGGCGCAGGCACAAAAAGAAGCGTATCAATAAAAAGTGGATTAAGCGGTATGGATACATCACCAAAGATCGGCAAAAACGTGGAGAAACGGTTGTAGATCAGGTACATATGACTATGTATATGAATCAGGCAACATATAATGATCTGATTATTGCCCTAAAGAATAGGTAAAAGAAAGGGGATAGGTATGGCGAGACCAAGGAAAGAAGGTAAGAAGAACATCCGGAAAGACATCAGCATGGATCCGGAGCAGTACGAGAGATTAGTGTATTACTGTCACCAGCAGGACAGACCTATCTCCTGGGCGATCCAGAAGGCGCTGGATGTATATTTACCGGCATAGAGCCGGAGAACCTTGAAAACTGAATATGGTTGGTGGTATAGTATTCTCAATATCAGGGAGGTGCGAATGCATGGATAGAGAATTTACGCAGACGATTGAGACTTACGGACATCCTTTTTCAGTGTCTGCTGGAAAAGAAGCGGAAGAAGCATTTAAGACAGTCGGAATCGTTGTAAGAGCCAAAATCGAGCGGCTTTGCAATGAAAGAAGGTATGAAGAAGCAAAGGAACTTGAAAAAGCATTGATAACTATTAACAATGCAGATTATAACCACTAACCATAATCGGTCGGTGGTTTTTTTGTTGGGTAAATATGGGTAATACTACGTATTATTACACAATAAAACTGTGCATGTGTACCGCAAGACATTTGCATCCGTTCTTTATCGTAAGACAGGGGATGTATTGCTGGTAAGTAAATTACTGGGACATGCAAAGCCGGACATGACAGTCCAGTATTACCTGATAGATGACATCGAAGAGATGCAGCATAAGTACAATAGAGTAGCATAAGATAAGTGAATAGAATAGGGAGAGCATAAAACTCTCCCTATTTTTCTGCAATCATTCTGTTGATCTCCTGGCAGTCCTCCTGCGCTTGCTGATAGAGCGTGTAAGCTGTGTCGGCTTTTATTGCGGATCCTGCCTTTTCTGCTAGAATCCGATAGTCATTCATTTTTTGAGCGCATCCATACTGCGCATACTCCAGTAATTTTTGTTTGTCCATATATTTCTCCTTTGGTGGTCGGTTATCTGCTGCAATAAAATCATAGGTCTTTTTGTCGGATGATGTCAAAAGGTTTTCAGCGCGACTTCCGACTATTATTTTAAATATGTGTTGTCAAGTGAAAAATAACGGTTGTTGTTGAAAACTAATAACGTATGTTATATAATTATTGTATAATAGATTTATCTCGGAGGTGCCTATGCAAATTATTGAAAAAAGTATTGATGAATTAAAACCATACGAGAAGAACCCACGGAAGAACGATAAATCCGTGGATAAAGTTGCGCAGAGCATTGACCAGTTTGGATTCCGTGTGCCGGTGGTAATAGACAAGGACAATGTCATCGTTTGCGGGCATACCCGGTACAAGGCAGCAAAGAAGCTACACCTTGCATCTGTTCCGTGTGTGGTGGCTGATGATTTGACGGATGAGCAGATAAAAGCATACCGGCTGGCTGATAACAAAGTGGGCGAGGATTCCGAGTGGGATATAGATTTACTACAAGGGGAACTTGACGATATTATCGACATTGATATGGCAGATTTTGGTTTCGACCTTACTGCAGCAGAGAATAAAGTTGTTGAGGATGATGACTTTGAAATGTCTGTACCTGAAGAACCAAAAAGCAAATTAGGAGACATTTATCAACTTGGCAGACATAGGTTGATGTGTGGAGACAGTACAAATATTGAAAATGTCAAACAATTAGTAGGGGGGGGCACAAATAGACTTACTATTAACGGATCCACCGTACAATGTAAATTATGAGGGAAATGCAGGAAAGATAAAAAATGATAACATGGAAGATACAGCTTTTAGGAAGTTTTTGACGGACGCATTTGTGTGTGCATGGACCGTGATGAAACCTGGAGCTGCATTCTATATTTGGCACGCAGACAGTGAAGGATATAATTTCAGAGGTGCATGTAGGGATGCAGGTTTTAAAGTTAGACAGTGCCTTATATGGGTAAAAAATGCACTTGTTCTTGGAAGACAAGACTTTCAGTGGAAACACGAGCCATGTTTGTATGGAGAAAAAGCACTTCCGGTCGGAGAAACTGCAGAATATGAGGATGAAGATCACGAGCCATGCCTATATGGATGGAAAGACGGGAAGCATTATTGGTTTAAAAACAGAAAACAAACAACAATTTTAGAATTTGACAAACCATTAAAATCAGCAGAGCATCCTACAATGAAACCAATAAAAATGTTTGACTATGAAATAAAATGCAATACAAAAGAATCCGAGAACGTACTTGACTTGTTTAGCGGTTCAGGAACAACACTGATGGCTTGCGAGCAAGACGGAAGAAACGCATATTGCATGGAATTTGACCCAAAGTTTGTCGATGTAATAATTAATCGTTGGGAGCAGTTTACTGGAGAAAAGGCGATACTTATCAATGGATAGAATGAGAGAAAAACACATTGCAGAAATGAACAGGTTAAAAGAAGCAATAAAAAAGACAAACAGTAAGCATCTGAAAGCTGATTATGGCAAATCATTAAAAAGAATGCAAAACGAATTAAAGGAGTATGATAAATATAAAGGTGGTGAGTAATTATTGACACGAGAGCAGAACCTAACTCCATTTACAAGCGAACAAAGCCGAGAAAAAGCCGCGGAGAATGGAAGAAAGGGAGGAATTGCTTCTGGACAAGCAAAAAGACAGAAAAAGACCATGTCTGCTCTTGCAACGATGATGGTCAATGCACAGCTTCAAGGAAAGACCAAGGATACGATAAAAAAGCAATTTGGCTTGTCTGATGACGATGATATCACCATTGCCAGTGCCATGATGGCGGGGCAGATGCAGTCCGCCATGAAAGGTGACAGCAAGGCATTTAATGCTATTTCTGCTCTTATCAAGGAGCAGGAAGATAAGGAAGCCAAGGCAGAAGCAGAGCGCATTGCAAAGCTTAATCAGCATTACCATTTAGACCTTGATATGATCCCCGACAACTTTCATGCTGTGATCCGGGACATCCGAAACGAGAAACATCAGGAATATGTATTCAAAGGTGGTCGAGGCGGGACAAAGTCCTCTGACATTGCGCAGATCATTATTGAATTGATGCGCAACAACCATTATGTCCATGCTGTGGTATGCCGTAAGGTCGGCAACACTCTTAAAGATTCAGTATACAGTAAGATCAAGTGGGCTATTGGCAAGCAGGGATTAGCGGAGGAATTTGATGCACGCAAGTCACCGTTAGAGATCACGCTCAAAGCCACCGGGCAGAAGATATACTTCCGTGGTGCGGACGAGCCGGAGAAGATTAAATCTATCTCCCCAGAGTTTGGATATATTGCTATTCTGTGGTTTGAGGAACTGGATCAGTTCGCAGGACCAGAAGAAATTCGTAACATTACCCAGTCTGCCATCCGTGGCGGTGACAAAGCGTGGATATTTAAGTCATTCAACCCTCCAAAGACGTCGAATAACTGGGCGAATAAATATGTCTTAGAACCCAAGGACAATATGATCGTGCACCACTCCACCTATTTAGATGTGCCCCCGGAATGGTTGGGGCAACCGTTCATTGACGAAGCGGAGCATCTGAAAGAGGTAAATCCGGATGCATACGAACATGAGTACATGGGAATTGCAAACGGTAACGGTGGCAACGTGTTTGAATATTTGGAGATCAGGGAGATCAAAGATGAAGAGATTCGCACGTTTGATAGAATCTATCAGGGACAGGACTGGGGATGGTTCCCGGATCCGGCAGCGTTTATTCGGCTGGCATACAATCCGGCACAGGAATGCATATACATGATAGATGAGCATTATGTCAATAAGACAACAAATGCAGACAATGCAAAGTGGATCATTGACAAAGGGTACAATGATTATGCAATCACTTGTGATTCTGCAGAGAAAAAATCTACCAACGATTACAAAGATGCCGGTCTCCCTGCCAAAAATGCGATCAAAGGCCCTGGCTCTGTGGAATACGGAATGAAGTGGCTGCAAGGGCGCAAGATTGTAATTGACCCACGCAGGACACCGAATGCATACAAGGAATTTACGGAATATGAATACGAGCGGGACAAGGACGGAGAAATAATCAGCGGTTATCCCGATGAAAATAACCACTTGATAGATGCAACGAGATATGCTCTTGAAAGATTCTGCAACAAGCGAGGTACGAGCGCATAATGGGACTGATTCAGACTATAAAAGGATGGGTAAATATGCTGTTAAAGAGAAAAGCGGAAGATGAATTCCTGGTGGATGCTATCAACACAGACACGATGGACAAATTTATCAAGCAGTGTGTGCAGATCTATCAGGGTAAACCGGAATGGTTGGATGAGAAAGACCATATCAAGACTATCAACTTTGCAAAATCCATCTGCTCCGAGGTTGCGCGACTTGCCACTCTCGCAATCGGGATCACGGTTGATGGCTCTGCGCGGGCAGACTGGTTACAACAGCAGATCGAGAATGTGTATTTCAATCTCCGGCACTGGGTAGAATATGGCTGCGTGTACGGCACAGTGATCCTTAAGCCTAACGGCACAGGGATTGACCTGTTTACACCGGACAGATTTTTGGTGACGGAATGTGTGAATGATAAAATAACTGGTGTTATCTTCTATTTTTCTGAAAAAGTTAAAAAGGATCTGTGGTATACCCGACTGGAATATCACAGATTTGCCGATGATGGCTCTTATCTGATTGACAATGTGTGCTATGAGGGAAAGAGCAAGGATGATACATACAAAAAGGTTGATATATCCGAGACACCGTGGAATGGATTGCTTGAAAGTGCTGTGATAGGTGGGATAGAACAGCCTTTGTATGGTGTCCTGCGCACTCCGCAGGCGAATAACATCGACATCAACAGCCCGCTGTCCATGCCTATCTTCGCAGAAGCCATCGAGGAACTGAAAGACCTTGATATTGCTTACAGCCGAAACAGCAAGGAGATCGTGGACAGCAAGCGCACAGTGTTGATGGATGCCGACAAACTGTTCCCGTTCCAGGCTTCAGAGCTGTTTAGACTTGATCCCACTATTGCCGCAGGCAGGATGAAAGAAAAGATGGGGATGCCGAATTATGTTAAGATTGTAGAGGGCAATGGCTCAGATGATTTCTACCAGGAGATCAATCCCACACTGCAGACACAGACCAGACTGGATGGAATCAATGCTATTCTGTCACAGATCGGATATAAGATTGGATTCAGTAATGGATATTTTGTATTTAATCAGAAGTCCGGCATGGTTACCGCCACGCAGGTAGAATCAGATGATCGCAGGACAATCCAGTTTATCAAGGATGTCCGTGACAAATTAGAGGACTGTTTGGATGATACCATCTATGCACTGGACGTGATGGCTACGCTTTACGGACTGGCTCCGGCCGGAACATATGAAGTAACATATGACTTCGGAGATATTACATATAATCGAGAAGAAGACCGCCTGCGGTGGTGGCAATATGTTCAAGCGGGCAAAGTCCCGGCATGGATGTTTTTTGAAAAATTTGAGGGCATGAGCGAGGAAGAAGCCAAGGCTATGGTGAATGAAGCCCAGCCCAAGGAAGAAATGCTGTTTCCAGAGTAACTTGATTGCTTTTTTACCATTTTGGCATGATAGAACACAAATAACTTATCATCTTCTGCATTTGCGCTGACCGAGAAGTGAAAGAATAAGCGGTTATGGCCTCCTTTCTACTAAAATTGACCGAGGTGGGAAAATACGTTGCACCCACACACCCTATGGGTTAAAAGAGATCCTGCAGAATGCGACGGCAGGCGGGCATTAACAAGATTAAAATTAGGGGTGATAGAGTGGCACATGACAAGAATTACTATGCATCAGAATTTCATAAGTACTCTATACACCGGACAGAAAAGGGTATTCGGATAGATATTAACTTCCAACCATTGGGAGCGGCTCTTGACCGGGCACAGCTTGCGCTGGACAATCAGGTATGGCACGATATGAAACGGCATATGCCACGGAGAGATGGAGAACTGATCCGAAGAACCAACGCTTTGAATGAAGTGTCTGCCGGATCGGGTAAAGTCCATGTGTATGATCCTACTCTGCCGTATGCGCATTATATGTACATGGGCGAGAAATACATTGACCCGGTGTGGCGGGTTGGTGGCTTTTACGGTATTCTGCCGGATAAAGAGGGACAATGGTGGAGTCGCAGGGGTGTAAGTAAGATTCCGAGCGGAGAACCGCTGAAATATACTAACCCGGAAGCTGTCTCTCTGTGGGATGTGGAAGCTATTGAGAGATACGGTGATGACTGGGTGGAAGTAGTCAGACGGGTATTAGAGGGGAGTGACTTGAATAATTGATAACTCCTGAATATTTAAATGAGGTGATCCAAGGGGTAGAACTGGCGGTCAATCGTCTGAACAACCAGTTGCTGAAAGAGGTTGTAAAAAAGATTGTAGAAGCCTTTTACACTGGCAAAGACATATTGATGCCGTCTACCATACATAAATTGCATCATATTGTGCAGAGCGGATACACACTGGACGAGATCCGCAAGACCATAGAGGATGCATTGCCGGACATATCCTCAGAAATCCATAAGGCATTTTTGGAATCTGCCAATACCATAGCAGAATATAACTATGAATTTTCCAAACTGATGATCCATGAGTACAATATAAACCGGGAGATGCCGGAATATACTTTCGAGAACATTCCGCGGTTTGCCAAGGACCTGAACATGACCAGGATGGAAATAATGAAACTGGAAAACGCATACAAGCGCACGAACGGCACTGTCAGAAATCTGACCAAGACCACTGCAATATCTGTGCAGAATGAATATATACAAGCTTGTGACGATGCTTTTATGAAAGCACAGGCGGGAGTGCCGGTACAGCAAGCTGTCAATGAGGTTGTGGAAAAGCTTGCTAAACAAGGAATCACGACAGTAGAATATCCTACCGGGCACACAGATAAGATTGATGTTGCTATTGCAAGGGCGGTCCGTACTGGAATCAACCAGGCAAACAGTGAGATCATTCTTACCCGCTGCGCAGAAATGGGAATCCAGTATGTCAAAGTCAGTCAGCACTTGGGAGCGAGAGTTACCAAGCATGATGACTACACAAACCATTCATGGTGGCAAGGTAAGATTTATTCCCTTGACTGGACAAAGGATGTGCTTAGCAAAAACATGACATCTGTTCCGATACAGGATGACGAATTTGGATATTTGCAAGAACTGAAGCAGAAACTCATGGTAGAAAAGAAATATAACTACCCTGACTTTGTGGAGACTTGCGGATACGGCCAGATTGAGGGAATCATCGGTATAAACTGCCGGCATACGTTTCAGATGTGGCTCCCGGGAGTTAATATCAACCATGATGAGTCGATAGACCCGAAAGAGAATGAAGAGCGGTATCGGCATGAGCAGGAACAGCGGACAATGGAGCGAAGCATCCGCAGAATGAAAGGTGAGCGTAAGGCCTTGCAACAGATCCCACGGAACGATGACACGGATGCAAAGATTGCGCTGTTGACAGAAAAAATCAAGAAAGCTGTCGAGAAGTACCAGGAACATTGCAAAAAATACGGTCTGCCATATTATTCCGACAGACTGGGAATAGGGGTGATATGATGTACACATATTATAATCCGAATCCGAACGGAGCCACGGTCGGTGACTGCGTTGTTCGGGCACTGTGCAAGGCCTTTGGTATGGACTGGGATAAGTGCTTTTCGGAGCTGGTCGCATATGCCTACTGGCTGAAGGATATGCCCTCTGCCAACCGTGTATGGGGTAAACTGCTTGCAGACAAGGGATATCACCGTAAAATCTGTGATTGTGACTGCACGGTAGCGGAATTTGCCGAAGATCACACGGACGGTATTTACGTCCTTGCATTGCAAGGCCATGTCGTTTGCGTGATTGACGGTGTGTACTATGATTCGTGGGATTCCGGCCGGGAAGTACCACTGTATTACTGGCAAAAATAAAATACAAAAGGAGAATAATCATTATGGAGTTTTTGAACACATTTCTTTCGATTTGTGGCGGTGTCTCGATTGTGGGCGGCGCGGTTGCTATTGTGTGGAAAGCTATCAATCCAGCGGTAAAGTTGGGAAAGCGTGTTGAAGAGTTGGAAAAGAAAGCTGATAATGATTATGAATCCATAGAAGCTATCAAAAATGCTCAGTCTCTTCTCTGTCAGGGAATGATAGCAATGATTGATGCGCAGTTGACCGGAAATAACGTAGAAAATTTAAAGGCGACCAAGGACAATATGATTAAATATCTTGCGGATTCCAAGTAGTGGGGGATAAAAATTGAAAATCTGTGAATTTACAATGCCGGAGATCAGGTATCTACTGGCAGAATGTAATTTTACAGAGGATGAGCGCACACTGTTTGATATGCGGTGCGTGGATGTACCACTGGAAGAATGTGCGGAGCGCATGAATGTGTCTCTCAGCACTGCTAAACGCTTAAATAAGCGTATAAAATGCAAAATTGATAAATTGTATATGTGACACTTTTTAGAGCCTTATATGAGCCATTTACGGTATCGTATTGGCTCTATTTTTGTGTCAGAATTTAAGTATGAAAAAAGGTTATAGCAATCTCTATTTATCCACGGATGATAGGGATATCATGGACGAACTGAATAGACTGGAGGAAATGAACAATGCCGTATCCACAGAATCCTTACATGAATTATCAGCCCGGCTATCAGCCACAGGCTTTACCGACTATGCAATCGCAAGCATCCTATCCTGCTCCCTCATCTAATGGTATTAACTGGGTGTCGGGGGAAAGCGGTGCGAAGTCATGGATCGTTGGAAGAGGGGAATCCGTATTGCTGATGGACAGCGAGAGCCAGTGTTTTTACCTCAAATCAGCAGATGCAAGCGGTATGCCTTTGCCACTACGGGTATTTGATTACACAGAGCGCACGCAGACCGCTCCACAAGGCTCACAGACCGTCTTAAATCAATCCAATGATAATTTTATCACACGGAACGAATTTGACGATTTGAAGGCAAAATATGAGGAGTTGGAAAGACAAATGAAATCTTCCAGCAAGCCGGCTGTCAGAAAGAAAGAGGTGACAGAGAATGAGTAACCCTTTATTCAATCAGCTTAATCAGAACAGCCCTATGTCTATGGTACAGCAGTTTAATCAATTCCGACAGCAGATGCAGGGAATTGATCCTCAAAACATGGTAATGGATATGCTCCGGTCGGGGAAGATCAATCAGCAACAGCTTAACCAGGCACAGCAGATGGCACAGCAGATGCAATATTTACTACGGCAATAAGTCGGGTCGACACGGCTTTAAGCAAATAAATCATAATCGGAGGAGATTATTATAATGACGGACGGATTATCAGCAAGTGATGTTGCTCTCTTACAGGGTAACAGAAACAGTAACGATGATGGTATGTGGGGCGGTAACGGTGCATGGTGGATCGTTTTGTTCCTGATCTTCGGTTGGGGCAGAAATGGCTTCGGCTTTGGCGGTGGTTCGGGATCCGCAACAGACGGATACATTCTGACTTCCGACTTTGCCAACATCGAGCGTAAGATTGATAGTGTCAACACCGGGATGTGCGATGGCTTTTACACACAGGCACAGCTTATCAATGGTGTAAACACCAACATCTTAACACAGGGCAATGCTACCAATATGGCAATGATGCAGGGATTCAATGGTTTGCAGACTCAGATCACAGATTGTTGCTGCCAGAACAGATACGATGCGCTGCAGAACGCTAATACCACCAACAATGCGATTCAGAGTGGCTTCTGCCAGACGAACTATAATAACTCTAACAACACTAGAGATATTATCGAAAGTCAGAACGCAGGAACCCGTGCAATTCTTGAAGCAATCCAGGCTAACAAGGTTGAAGCTCTCAATCAGCGTATTGCTGAGCAGAATCAGCAGATCAATTCCTTACAGCTTGCGGCATCTCAGAGTGCACAGAACCAGTACCTTGTAAACCAGTTGAGACCCAGTCCTACACCTGCATACGTGGTACAGAACCCGTACCATTGCTGTGGACAGACCTATGCTGGGTATTATAACGGTACCACAATTGCATAGCGAGTAATCGGAGCGCAAGGCTTATTCGGGAATAGGGTGTGCCTGCGGGTGCGCCCTTTTTCTGACAGAAAGAGGTGAATATTATGTTTTTAGGACGAGTAACGGGATGGACTTCTGTGGTTGGCCAGTATATCCCTTTTCAGACTGTAAAAAATACTAACAGTAAAATCACAAACAGCAACGGTCTTTTGTCTCTGCGGACTGGCGGCCTGTGGGACATTGATGCCGCACTTACACTGTCCGGGGTTGCCGGGAATGTTGTTGTGTCGGTACTGGCAGACGGTGTTGCTACTGGTACGACAGTAACAGCCACCACCACAGCGGCGGGATTTGTGACGGTGCCGATTGTAGATGCGATCAGAACCGTACTGGCGCAGTATCCTAATGTTGCGAATGTTGGTTTGCAGATTGATACTGCAGGTGTGACAGTAAGCGGCACTCTGCGTGTCGAGAATGTGAGGTGAGCATGATGAGACATGACAAGATGTTAGATGTAATTTGCGAGGAAATCGACAAGATTGCGGATAAGGGGTTGACCACTGGAAATCTTGATACCGCATTCAAGCTGATTGATATGTACAAGGATCTCAAGACTGTTGAGGGCATGGAAGAGTACGATGATGACCGATACAGCCAGGCAAGAGGACGGATGAGAGCCAAGAGAGACAGCATGGGAAGGTATTCTCGCAGATACGATGATGGTAACTCATATGATGACGATGATTACTCTGAGAGAAGATATATGGACAGCAAGCGGATGTACCGAAATGACCATTCTATGGCCAGTAAGCAGAGTATGCTCGCAGATCTCGAGGACTTTATGGGAGACATTCACAACAAACTGAAGGAACTTAAGCGTGATGCCGACACACCGGAAGAGCGTGAGACCATCGACAAGTACATTAAGATGCTTGAAAGAATGTAAAATCAGAAGAGGGCAGGTAAAACTGCTCTCTTTTTACGCAAAATAACATGTGATATAAAAACACTAGATATTTAATATTTACATAAAATAACAAGTGTGATAAAATTAAATCGCAGGCATTCTTATATTCTTTCAGACCTCTCCTAAAGGCGAAAGCCCTGCATGATAGTTTAATGGCAAAAACTGCGCTATGGAAATGGCGCAATATCGGTTCGATCCCGGTTCATGTGGTTCGGTCGGCAGACCTAAAATGACAAGCGTACACAACAACATGGTCGATGGTTACAGACCTAAAACAACCTAATATGGAGGATTGTATGAAAACAGAGGAATTAAAAGCACAGGGATTAACTCAGGAGCAGATCAATTTTGTCATGGCTGAGAACGGAAAGGATATCGACAAAATTCAGAAGAAGTTGGACGATATGACCGCGGAGCGTGACAATGAAAAAGGCAGGGCAGATTCCGCAGAAGAGACCTTAAAGAGTTTTGATGGGGTTGATGTTGAGAAGCTGAACCAGTCTATCAAGGAGTGGAAGAAAAAGGCAGAAGATGCAGAGAAAGATTATAATCAGAAGATTGCAGACAGAGATTTCGATGATCTGCTGAAAGAAGCTATCAAATCTGCCAACGGTCTGAATGAAAAGGCTATCATGGGATGCCTTGACATTCCCACTCTGAAAGCATCCAAGAATCAGAAATCTGATATTGAAAGTGCTATTAAGGCTCTGTCAGAAGCCGAAGACAGCAAGATGCTGTTCAAGGCAGAGAATAGTGTTACTCCCCATTTTACAAGCGTAAATAAGGGTGGTAACAATGGTGGCGGTATCAAGTCCAAAGAAGATATCTATGCCACAGATCCTAAGACTGGAAAATTTATTTACGGTACAGCGGAAAGACAGAAATTAATTGCTGAAAACCCGCAGCTTTTCCAGTAAATCAATAACCGGTTCGCAATTTGAGCGGATCGCTAACCAACAAAAACTATTGGAGGTATTTTTATGGCAAACATTACGACAGCCGCAGAAGAAAACCTGATTAAAAGCGAAAACCTTGTCACTGTTCGTCAGATTGATTTTGTTTCTCGTTTTGGCTATTCCATCAAAAAGCTGATGGAGCTGCTGGGAATTATGAGACTGATTCCTAAGCAGGCAGGAACAATGCTTAAGAGACATACTGTAACTGGTACCCTGCAGGACGGTACTGTTCCTGAGGGTGAAATCATTCCTCTGTCTAAGTATAGCACGGTTGATACCCCTATTGGGGAGATTGTTCTTGGAAAATGGAGAAAAGCCACTACCGCAGAAGCTATTTTGGATAAGGGGTATGAGCAGGCACACAATGAGACGACAGAAAAGATGCTCCAGGACATTCAGTCCGGCATCAGAAAAAATATTATTACATCCCTTACTATTGTTGGACAGCCCACTGCTACTGGTGTGGGAGCGCAGGCAGCTTTTGCTGATGCGTGGGGCAAACTTCAGAACATTTACGAAAATGACAATGTAGAAACTGTATTTTTCGTAAATGCGGAAGATGTCGCTGATTACCTTGGCAAGGCAAATATTACTGTACAGACTGCTTTTGGTTTCAATTATGTCGAGAACTTCCTGGGTCTTGGAACCGTGATCATGAATAGCAGTATTACCAAGAACACCTTTTTTGCCACTGCAAAAGAGAACATCGTAGGTTACTATGTTCCTGCCAACGAAAGTGATCTTGCAAAGGCATTCGCTTTCTACTCTGACGAGACTGGATTTATTGCGGTCCATGAATACGCAGATTACGACAGGCTGACCGCTGATGACACTGTTTTATCCGGAATTAATATTTTCGCAGATAATGACAAGGGTGTCATTAAGGGAACCATTACTCAGGCGGCAGCGGCAAGCCTGGGGGAATAACAGGCTATAGCTTAAGCAGATACACAGCCGAAGATCTGAATGGCATGACGGTTGCTGAAATCAGATTTTTGGCTGATGAGTTGGGCTATAGCATAACCAAGACGAAGAAGGCAGACATTATTGACGAGTTTTTAGCAAAACAGGGGTAAATCAGTATGTATGTAGACTATGAGTTTTACAAAACTTTATACGGGACTACTGTTGATGAGACGGTTTTTAATCGGCTCATTTGGAACGCTGAAAAGCTTGTCAAGAATGCTGTGACGGGTGTTGATGGTAGATGCAAGCTGGATTTTGCATTCCCGGATGTGGCATACGATGCCGAAGCGGTCAAACGCTGTGAATGTGCATTAGTGGACATCATGGCAAAGATTGAAAAGGCAGAAACAGAAGCAGAGGGCAATAAGACAGTGAAATCCGTATCGGCAGGAAATGAAAGTATCTCTTATGATACTGGTAGTGGTCTGATAGGCAAGGTCTTGTCAGACAAATCTGCACAATCAAGACTATATGCGGATACCATCAACGAATACCTGAGAGGTACAAAAGACAAAAACGGAGTAAATCTTCTGTTTGGTGGAGCATATCCATTCTATTATACGGAGGTGTAACATGGAAATTGCAATTACAAGCATTGCGCAGCTATTAACTATTATCGGGATACTGGCATTCCTTGTTTCCTTAATTACACAGGTATTTAAAGGTGTAAGTTTTCTCTCCAAGATTCCGACCGACATTCTCGTGTTTGTATTGTCCATCGGACTGACTGTGATTGTATTTATCGCATATATGCAGTACATCCATCAGGCTATCTTATGGTACATGATCCTTGCAGCCATCATAGCCGGATTCATCGTGGCATTTGTGGCTATGTACGGTTGGGAGAAATTCTCAGAACTGTGGAAAAGATTTAATAAAGAAGAGTAAAGAGGTAGGGTGCTATGTATTCCGATACAGTAACGATTTTCAACCGATATGAGAGCCGTTTGGGGGATATGTGGTACCCTACTGTTTTGCATGATGTAAATGTCATGGCGGACCGTTCTGCTATCGTCCAGAAGTACGGGGAAGAGTCCAAGGACAATGTGGTTCTGAATGTTCGGTACGATGCAGGAGATATGATTGCCGGAAAAAGCTATCTTACTCCAAAGGCATGGGACAGACAGACAAATGATCTTCTGCCACAGACAATCACATTCACACCGGGTGAGAAATTCGATTTTTTTTATGTGGGGGAATGGACGGAAGATCCCATTGCGGATGATGACTATGAGAACGGATTTTACGATTACATGAACAGCACCTATGACGGTGTGTATGCCGTAACTTCCGTGTCAAAACTGGGAGTTATACCGCATTTTGAGATCACTGGAAAGTAGGTGGATCATGGAAGAGAAAAAAGAAGAAATAAGATATGATCTTGACGGACAAGAAGTAGTCACAACCGCTCTGATGGACCTTATCAACCAGTATCCTGGACTGTCTCCGGGAGATTCCATCGAATACGCTACACTGGGGGATTCCAAAGGGAAAGCAGTGTTCCCGTCAACAGGAAGTGCAATTCGACAGGAAAAGACGGATGTGACTGGCCATGTGGAGCAGACCTGCGATTACCCGTTTATCGTGGTTTACCGGGCAAGCGGACTATCGGAGAGCCGAAAAGCAAAGGTCAAGGAGTGGCTTGATAATCTTGGTAGATGGTTGGAACGGCAGACCATAACGGTAAATGATGCAGAGTATCGGTTGGAAGAGTATCCGATTCTTACGGGGGATAGGGAGTTTAAGCAGATACAGAGAGTAAGTCCGTCATACCTTGATTCTATCAACGAGGACAAGGCAGAGAACTGGATCATTAACATCACAGCAACTTATAAAAATGAATTTGACTTGTAGAAGTCGACCGGGCGGCAATATGGAAGCCGCTCGCTAACCTAATCACTCAAACAGTTATAGGTAGGAGGTTATTTTTTATGTCTAAATTAAAGCGAGAAGCACACGCACTGTATATAAAACCGGCAAGCGGTACTCTTTCCCCGGCATATTACTTACTGGGAAAAGGTATTGACGACATGAGCGTAGAAATGAATGGCTCTTTTGAGCAGACCCGCGATGTCACCGGTGATGTTTCTGTTAGCGATACGGGGTATTCTCCCCAGGTCAGTGTCGAGCCGTATCACGCGGATCCGACAGATTCCATTTACGATTTTCTTAAGGATATCGCAATGAACCGCAAGTCTGGTGATGACTGCAAGGTGAAAATCCTTGAAGTACTGATTGACAAGACTGATGCCGGAAACAAGTACGATGCATGGGAAGAGGATGGCAAGGTGGAAATCACTTCTTATGGCGGTGATACTTCCGGGCTTGGTATCAATTTCAATCTTTGGTATGACGGCAACCGCACCAAAGGAACCGCAACCATTGCTGCTAAAGTGCCTACATTCACAGCGGGCGACACAGAATAAGAAAGAGAGGATGAAAGAATATGGGAAAAATCGTAGTTGATAGAGGACTTGAACATTACACCATTGAGGACAAGAACGGAACCGTGCTCGGTAAGTTTGAAATGAATCCTGCGGATGTGGAACTGGTCAAGCGGTATGAGCACGTAGCTGAAGCAGTGAGCCATATCGCAGACAATGTGGATGAGCGCAAGGATATTGTGGACATTGTAAAAGAAATGGAAGAAGAACTGGATAAGCAGATTGACTATCTGTTCAATTCTAACGTATCGCAGAGTTTCTTCTCCATCACATCCCCGTTTACTGTTCTGGCCAACGGTGAGTTTTTCGTGGAAAACGTGCTTAATGCTATCGGCAAGCTGATTGAAACAGAGACTGGCAAGCGGTTTGAAAAGGTGCAGACCAAAATCAACCAGTATACCAGTAAGTACCATAAGTGAGGTTTGGAATGAATCTATGGGAATTGCCTACATCCGTGACAGCAAACGGACATGAATATCCTATCAGGACAGATTATAGGGCGGTGTTGGATGTGCTGACCGCCCTATCTGACAAGGATATGACCGGGGATACACCGGCAGAAACAAATTACATCCAAAGTGAGATCATACGGCAGATTATGTTTGAGAATCCCGACAGCATACCTGATGAGGATTTGGAAGATGCATTCAAAGGTGTGGCGGAATTTATCGACATGGGTGTCGAAAAGACGGACAAACCAAGTCCGCGGGTAATGGACTGGGAGCAGGATGCAACACTGATCATCCCGGCAGTAAACCGTGTGGTTGGTAGAGAAATCCGTGCAGACAAATATATGCACTGGTGGACATTTCTGTCAGCGTACATGGAGATAGGCGAGTGTACTTTTACTCATATCCTATCCATTCGGCAGAAAAGAGCCACCGGGAAGAAATTGGAAAAGTGGGAGCAGGATTACATCCGGGATAATAAGGATGTGGTGCTGCTTAAGGATAAATTGACAGAGCAGGAGAAGCGGGAGCGCGAGGAAGACGAAAAGGCCCTCAAGGAACTGCTCGGATAGGCGGTGCGTGTGGCAAATAAGGTTGCAATTGATACAGAGATTAACGTTGTCGATGCAAAAAAAGAAATTAAATCCCTAGAATCTGATCTAAAAAAATTAGAATCTGAAAAGAAAAAGACGGATGAAACATTTGCCACTTATAAAGAAATGGGGATTGCACCGCATCAAAGTGAAATTAAGAAATACGATGAACTTATTGGGAAGATAAAGGAAGCAAAGAACCGAATTGCAGAACTTCAAGCCAGTATTGCAGAATCCAAAAATGTGGGGACGGGTGCAGAGGATAAAGCACAACAGATCGAAAAAATAAAGACTGCATCTGACAGAGCATCAAAATCCATCCGCAAGATGGGTGATTCTGCAAAAAAAAGCAAGGCTGGGTTCAACATTGGTCTGAAATCCATTTTGAAGTACGCGTTCGGAATCCGAAGTCTGTTTGTACTGATAAATAAACTGCGCTCTGCAATGGTTGAGGGGTTCAAGAACCTTGCTCAATTCAATGATGGAGTAAATCCTACCAACACGGCATTGAGCAACCTTAAATCGGCTCTCACGCAGTTAAAGAATAGCTTCGCTGTGGCATTTTCACCGATTCTGACGGTAATAGAACCGATTCTGACAAGGCTTATCAGCTTGTTGAGCACTGCCATGAATTATGTCGGGCAGTTTTTTGCGGCACTGACCGGAGCAAGCACCTTCACAAAGGCTATCAAGGTGCAAGAGAACTATGCGAAGAGCCTTAACGGGACCGCGGCGGCGGCTAATAAAGCAAAGAAATCTGTATATGCATTCGATGAACTGAATACAAAAGATAATGGGTCAACATCATCATCTGGCGGTAGTGGATCTGTAAATCCAAATCAGATGTTTGAAGTGGCACCGATTGAAAGTAAGATTGCAGGACTGGCAGACAAAATAAAAGCTATCATTGATCCTATCAAAGAAAGTGTGCAAAACTGGTTTGCAAATGTGAATTTTGATCCGCTGATTGATAGCTTTAACAAATTAAAGGTGGCTGCGCAACCGATAGTTGATAATATCGGAGACGGTCTGCTGTGGCTTTTTGAGAATGTTTTAGAGCCACTCGGTAGCTTTGTAATTGAAGATGCACTACCGGCATTTTTCAATCTATTGGCCAGTGCAGTAGAAGCTTGCAATAAGGCATTTGAAGTGATCTCCACATATCTGAGTGAGATATGGAATGAAGTGTTTGCTCCTTTCGCGGCATTTCTTGGAGAAACATTCGTAGGAATATTGAACGATGTGTCTCAATTTTTCTCCGACATGGGAAATATGTTCGTGGAAAAATCGGAAGAAATTGGAACTATATTTGAGTTTCTGAAAAACGTATTGAACCTTGTCTCGATAAAATGGAAGGTATGCATCCAGTTAATGTCTGGTCAGTTACAGCCTTTTCTGACAATGGTTAAAAACATAATATCCCATGTCATTGATATCTTAAGCGGTCTGATTAAGTTTATTACCGGAGTATTTACGGGAAACTGGAGACAGGCATGGCAAGGGGTGAAAGATGTCCTTAAGGGCATCCTCAATGTCATCATTGATATCGTTGAGGGAAGCATTAACAGAATCATCGGTGCGCTGAATGCAATTAGTTTTGACATCCCAGATATCGTGCCCGGTATTGGTGGAAAGCATATCGGATTTAACATCACACCAGTATCACTGCCCCGTTTAGCAAGTGGTACGGTTATTCCCAGGCAGTCAAGAGAGTTTGCTGCTATACTGGGTGATAACAACCGGGAAACTGAGGTTGTGTCACCTCTGTCAACTATGAAACAGGCTATGATAGAAGCACTTTCAGAATCCGGATTTGGCGGTGGAAATGGAGATGTATATATTTCCGCTGACGGTGACATGGATGCTCTTATCAGACTTCTTAAATTTAAGATAGAGAGAGAAAACAACCGTGTTGGCAGAAACTTTGAAAAGGCGGTGACTGTATGATAACTGTTGACGGGAAAACTTATAATGTAGCTGTGACAGACGTATCTCTTGATACAGAATTTATATATAAATATGCAGAGCGTACAGAGGATTATAACCTTAATTACGAATTGGGTGCAGTTTATCATAATCAGTCACTGACTTTTGGCATCGTAGATACATCGAATCAGGACTTTGTGGATTTGTATAAATTGCTATCCAGCAAAGGAATTGATAATGGAACCGGGCATAATGTGCAAATATGGACACCTATGGGAAAACTTACATTTTTGATGTATCCTAATAAATTAAGTGTGAAAATGATTTATGAAAAAGGTAGTAAGACATGGTGGAGCGGTTTTAATGTAAAATTTATTGCCGTAAAGCCTGCAGAAAGCTGGTAAATATGAGAAAAACATATTGCAAAGCACACATGGTATTTGCAGACGTGACAGCCCTGGCAGACAGTACACCAAGCACAAACGATAATAGTGATATTGCGGATGTGTCTTTGCTAAATGGCAAGGTGTCAGTAACTAACTATGGAACATTAGAACTGAATCAGTTTTTGCTCGATGGAAGTAAAACAGTAATAAACAATCCGAATGATATAGCTTTTATGTCGCAAGAACAGTCCGGAGTAGAATGCAAATTTGCAACAAATCCACTTGTTACTTTTGCATTTTCGCAGAATCATACATCTGCAGGAATTACACTTAATTTTGGATTTGATTATCCGGCAGAAATAGTTGTGACATGGTATGCAGCAAATAATATAAAGCTATTAGCAAAAACATATTATCCTGATGCAATTACATATGTGTGCAGACAGCAAATCGAGAATTACCAAAAAATTACAGTAGAATTTATAAAAACAAGATTGCCATATAGATATGCAGAACTGCAGTGGATCATTTATGGGCTAGAAATTGATTGGACTGGTGCGGATATACAATCTGCTAAAGTAACAGAAGAAGTTGATGTAACATCTTCCACACTGTCCATAAACACGGCAAATATCTCTATTATCGATGCTAACAATGATTTTGACATAGAAAACGATGACGGAGCATGGAAAGCAATACAAAAAACTCAGGAAGTAACTCTGACAGAATACGTTAACGATGAACCTATACCATGTGGAGTTTTCTTTATTGATGGAAAATCATTCAGTAAAAATATTGCAAGTTTTGAACTTATAGACAGAATAGGTCTGCTGGATAACTATACTTTCGATCAGGGAGAAATGTATACCAACAAACCTATCGGAGACATCATAAAAGCAATATTCGCGTGTGCGAATATTACAGATTATGAAATATCCGAGGATGTGTATAATTTGACGGTTTCCGGCACGCTTGATGTACAGAGTTGCCGTGAAGCATTGCAGATGTGCTGTTTTACCGTAGGAGCATTGGCGGATGATAGCAGGACCGGAACAATAAAAATTTATAAACCGGACAGATATGTGAAATATACCATTCCTATCAACAGAAAATTTAATGGCAACACTGAGGTATCTCTGAAAGAATATGTATCAGGTGTGTCGATTACAAGCAATGTTTATGCGATTGATGTTGATGCAAGTAATATTTACGATGATGCACTTCCGGCGGGAGACACACGTATTGAATTTTCAGATCCGTATGACCCATCATCGATCACCGTATCTTCTGGCACGATAAAAGAGAAAAAAGTACATTATATGATCGTGAATATGAAGAACTCCGGCCAGTGTACAATTACTGGAAAGAAATACGAAAAAACCACTCTGACAACTGCTGTCAATGATGAATATGTAGATGCAAATGAAGTTGCTAATATTAAAGAGTTTGGAGATTTGACATTACATAATTCTGATATCATGAAAGACACTGCTGACAGCCTTTTGAGATATTACAAATTAAGGAAAGAGATCAATTTGAAATACATCATTGAAAAAGAGCAAAGCGGTGACTGGGTGGCTGTTAATAACGTCAGAGGTCAATCAGCAACATCACTTGTTGAAAGCCAGTCTATTGATCTTGTGGGCGGTTTCTTATCAACAGCAACATGCTGCGGATATTCGGTTGTCGTTACTGATTATGCATTTACTGGTACAGAGTTATACGCGGGAGGTGATTATTTGTGAATCTAAATCCAATTACTCCGTTTCAGATCATTGAAAATCTAAAAAAAGAAAACCAACTTCTGAAAGAAGAAAATAAAAAATTAAGGGAGGAGTTGCTGAATAATGATCTTATGGATGGACCAGGTAACAGACCGATCACAGAGTGATGTCGATAGAGCAATTTTGCTTTTATCAAAAGCATGGACTTCCTATTCTGAAGATGAAAAAGTTGAATACCTCAATGGGTTAAAAGGGTGCTTGAATACATCAGATTTAAAACGAATAAAAAATAACATTTCTTTGCTTAATGAAGTTTTGGAATTAAATCTGAATATATCAGAAGTACCCAGAATCCCAACAAAAGAATATTTTGATGAGATATTGACAAATGTATCAGAAATAAGAAAAGCATATATGGTGCATACAACTACACCTGTGACACCAGCGCAACCATTAAATGATTTTGAAAAATGGAACAACATCGAACAAATTTTGTACGATGTTTATGAAATCTTAATGAATAACTTTAATTATTATTGCGGAGAAGAAATCTTCGCGGGAGATGAAACCGGACTATTACTGTAAAGAAAGAGAGGTATTTACAATGGCATTTGTGAAAAAAACATGGAAAGACAGAATTGCAGAATTTCCCACGAGACGTAGATTGACAAAAGAAGATAATACAAGTGAACTTGTTACCGTAGCAAGAGAAGAAGGAACATTGTCCCAGGAAGGTGATGCTTTTTCTGCTGAAAATATGAATGACCTTGAAAGCAGAATTGATGCAGAGTTTACTGAGGTAAATGGCAAGTTAGCAAACACATACGCTTTTTTATACGGCAATTATTTTGCAGCAAATGTGACAAATACGGTAGAACTTAAAGATAATTTTCAGAATTACAAACTTCTTTTATTTGTATGTAACAACGGAACAGCTCAGATGTATGCTCCTACTGTGTATCCAGCATCGTATATCAAAGAAATATATGATTCTACTAAAAATACTCAGCATTTTGGGACATATCCATCAATTACTACATTTATTGGTAGTACAATAAGTGGATCTTTTATCCCCGTTGCTGACAATAAATTCAAAATTACTACTGGCATGAGTGGTACATTTATGATTTTAGGATTAAAATAATATCTTTAAATTAACAATGCTTTAAAAGTAATTGTTTTTGCATTAGCCCATGATCCTTTTACAGCATCTTGGATTGCAAAAAATATATGATCTGTGGATACTTTAAAACAACCGACACGATACCCAAGTGTAGCATCATATCCCAACGGTATAATTGCTTTTGCAGTTGGATACATACTCTTAGATACACCTGCTACCCCAACACTGTCTCCAGATCCAGTTGTTACTGTGAGCTCAATTATTTCCATCTTACTTAACTTGCCATTTACAGAAGGAGTGATAGCCGATGGGCGGAGATTAGAAGCAAAAAATAAATCAATCATTTACAAATGTAAAATTTTTAAAAATAAAAGGAGAAAAAATATGAAACAAGCATTGTATAAAGGACCTGACATTTCCAAACATAACGGGAATGTAAACATTAAAAGAGTGAGAGATGCTGGCTACAAGCGCATCGGTATCCGCGCCGGTTACGGAAAAAATAACGTCGACGAGAAGTATGTGAGCAATGCATTGGCCTGCTTTAATCTGGCTGTTCAGGTGCTGCTCTATTGGTTCTCATATGCTTACACCGTGGCTATGGCGGTGGCGGAAGCTGAGTTTTGTATCGTCCAGGCGAAAAAGTACTGGACTAAGTGTCCAATCGCATTTGACTTTGAATACGACTCAGTCAACTATGCCCGCAAAAAAGGTGTAAATGTCACTAAGCAGTTGGCTACGGATATGGCAATTGCATTTTTGCAAAAGGTCAAAGAAGCTGGTTATCTCCCAGTAATCTATACCAACAAAGATTACCTTAATAAATATTTTGACATGGACAGGATCGTAAAAGCACTTGGAAAAGTATACGTATGGTATGCACGTTATACATCCAGCTTGTCAACATCAGAGATTAACCTTGCGGATATTTGGCAGTATACATCATCCGGAGCTGTCTTTGGAATAAGTGGTAAGTGTGATATCAATATATTTTATACCGACTTTGAAATGGTGTCAGTATCGACGGAGCGTGAGGAAGTATGCAACATCAACATCCAGAACTTCCAACGTTCCGCAAATGCCGACGGTTACAGGGATGCACAAGGGAAAAAACTGGTCGAAGATGGCAAAGATGGTCCTAATACTCAATATGTGCGGCGGCAGATCTGCCTGCAGGCGAAGAGAGTCGGTCTGATTTATAAGGTTGGCTCCACAGGAGCGGTAGTTAAGTGGTGGCAGAGACGTTGCAATGAGATTTTGGGGCATGATCAGGACGAAGATGGCAAGTATGGAAAAGATGCGCGAAAAGAGACCATTGCAGTGCAGGGCAAGCTGAACTTGGTAAAAGACGGAAAAGTTGGATACAACAGCATACAGGCGGTATTTTATAATTAAGAAGCAATCCCCCATCGGAGCAGATCCGGCGGGGGATTTTATGTACTACCTTAACTGATGCTTGCTCA